CGGATTCTCGCAGAATATTCCGCGTGAAAGATGGGTGTACGTTGACGACACCTTTACTATATATCCGAGCGATCGGATATTTGCCTGATAGGTTGAAATCTGGCGTTTAGTCCAGTAAGCTATCAGATCATCTCCCTTAATTCTAAAGGAAGATTTCGGAGCTGCATCAATGGCAGCCCAGTAATTGGTCAACGAAAGTATTGACCAAGATGCAGGCATGCCCATTGGACAACCCCGTTTCCAGGGTTTGTCCTCATAGACATGCTTAAATACCAACTCGGATAATCCGAGGTGGCGAACCATGGCCCATAAAACCTCATGGGACACGGTATCAGTCGCGCGAGATAAATCGCACGAATATACGTAGTGGTCATCATCCACTACTTTTAAGGGTATCGGTAAGAGACCCTGATCGAGTGCTTCAAAACACTCAGGAATCTGTTTCACATAATGAAACAGTTTGTCTCGGTCTATATGACCGAGCATTACATTACCCGCGGGTGACTTTGTCACAATGCGAGTTTTGAATCCCAGTTCTTTAACTAGAACCGGAAATGTGGGATTCGGCAATTGAGGGGTTAAATCCTTCTGCAGAATCTCCTGATAGGCCTTTAAGCCTATATTAGCGCGCTCGATGCGATCGAGCGTCATTAGACCGTCCGGTGGAGGACCATGAGTCCATACCGGATGATCATAAATCTGAGGTCTTAAATGCCTCAGCTTTTCACGGACGAAATTTGTTCGTCCGCCTTCTTTCCGTTTATACTCGAAACACGAGCTACCGGAAATAATACGGATCCCCGGATTTTCACACGGGGGTCCCCAATGGTGACTGGCGAGCCAGTCATCAAATCTCGCGAAACGATGTCGCGGGACAGGAGGACAGTCATTTAAGACCGTCTCTTTCCACAACTCAAACGTTTGTTGAGAGTTGTGATATAGAGGAGGTGGTAACCCCCTCTTAAAGCAGCTTAACTCATATATTAAGCTGTTATCGCTCTTCAAAATGAAGAGTATTTTCCCAATCATAAACTTGGGAAAGAAATTTCCGAGAGCTTTCTCGGAAGGAATGGTGCTGTGTAACCAGCATCGGCGGAAGTATTCCGCATAGCCTTTCAGCGATGAAAGGTAACGACTCGCGTTCTTATCGACGCGAGCTAACTGGGTGTCTATAAACTTTATAAAGAGCCAGGACTGGCTCTCAGTCATCGACATCCTACACCCCATGGTCACCCATAGGGCAATGAGAAGACGATATATCGCCTCCTTACGCCTCCGGTTTGCCCGGAAGCTTGAGGTGCGGGAACGACCCGCACTTTTCTCCTGGAGATTTCTTGGTTTCCAGGAGCGTTGCCATCCTTTCGGATGGCGGATTCGAGAACCCGATCCACCACGGCCGACCACTGATCGTGTGTGGGATGGACCAGGCCGATGGCCAGGTTTTTGATCGAAATACCTGGCACGCAGTCGTCCGTAAGCGTCTAACGAGGTTGGAATGTCTCTCATTTTCAG